AAAGGTAGTAATTGACGTTGAGTTAAAAACCAAAAGCGCAATAGATAACGCTGAAGACTTACAAGATTCAATACAAGAGGTTAGCGAAGAAACAAAACAAGTTACTGCTAATACTGAAGAAATGGGTAACCAATTAGATTCTGTAACTGGTGGTGCTATCACAAAGTTTAAAGGTTTTACAGGTACATTAAAAGGTGTTATTGGTGGTTTTAAAACATTAAGAGGTGCAATCATAGCTACAGGTATTGGTGCTCTAATAATAGCAGTTACAGCTTTAACAGCAGCCTTCACATCAAGTGAAGCAGGGCAAAACAAATTTGCAAAAATATTAAAACAACTTGGTATTATTGCTGGTAATGTTACAGATATATTTTCAAGTTTAGGGAATATAATAATAGCTGTTTTTGTTGATAGGGATTTAAAAGCAGCAGGTGAAGCGTTTGATGAATTTAGCAATAGGGTTAAAAACTTTGGAAAAGAAACACAAAAAGAAATAAAAATAGCTGGTGAACTTGCTGATAAAATAGCAGATGCTAATAAACTTGAAAGAGAACTTTTAATTGAAAGGGCAAAAACAAATGTTGAAATAAACAAACTAAAAACAAAAGCAGCAGAAGTAGATAAATTTACAGCAGAACAACGTATTGCATTTTTAGAAAAAGCAGCATCATTAGAAGATGAAATTACAGCAAAAGAAGTAAAATTAGCAGAAACAAGGCGAGATATAAAAATTCAAGAAAATACCTTCAGTGGATCAAAAAAAGAAGATTTAGATGAAGAAGCACAATTAATAGCTAACGTAATTGGTCTTGAAGAACAACGCATACTTAAAAACAAAGAATTATTAGGTGTTGCAGCAGGGTTGCGTAAAATGGAAGCTGATAAAAAAGCAGCAGAACGTAAAGCAGAACTTGATGCAATACAAAAACAAAGTGATGCTATAAACCAAATACAGGCTAAAGGCATAGAACAACAAAAGATATCTGTTGCTGATTTAAGCAATTTAAAAACACAAACGTCAAAACAAGAACAAGCAGAAGATGAGTTAACAGCACAACAAAAGTTAGACTTAACTGCACAAGCGTTAGGTGGTGTAGCAGCTTTGTTAGGCGAAAATAGTGCAGCAGGAAAAGCAGCAGCTATAGCACAAGCAACTATTAATAGTTATTTAGGGTTTAGTCAAATATTAGCTACACCATCAGTAATACCAGAACCATTCGGTTCAATACAAAAAGCAATATCAGCAGCAGGTATATTAGCATCAGGTATTCAAACGGTTAAAAAGATAATAGGTGTTAAAACACCAAAAGGAGGTGGTATGGCAGGTTCAAGAGGTGAGGCTTCAGCACCTCAAGCACCAAGTTTTAACGTAGTAGGAGCAGCACCTGAAAACCAATTAGCGCAAACAATAGGCGAACAAGAAGAAAAACCTATAAAAGCATTTGTAGTAAGTAACGAAGTAACTAACGCACAAGCATTAGAACGTAATATAGTAGAAGGTGCATCAATTGGATAACAAAATAGACAAATAATTATTGTAATAATATGGACATAGTAGAACTTTTTATAGATGAAAACGATGAGGTTTCTGGAATTGAAGCAATATCAGTAGTAGAAAACCCAGCAATAGAAGAAAACTTTATAGCACTTAAAAACCAAGAGTTTAAACTTGCAGAAGTAGATAAAGAAAAACGTATCCTTATGGGTGCAGCCTTAATACCTAACAAACCTATCTATCGTAAAAATGGCGAACAAGAATATTATATCTACTTTAGTCAAGCAACTGTACGTAAAGCAAGTGAATTATTTTTTATAAAAGGAAACCAAAACAACTCTACATTAGAACACCAATTAGAACTTAAAGGTTTAACTGCTGTAGAAAGTTGGATAGTAGAAAGTGAACAAGATAAAAGTAGAATGTACGATTTAAACGTACCTATTGGTACTTGGATGGTATCTATGAAAGTTAATAACGATGATGTTTGGAAAAAAGTAAAAGATGGTGAAGTAAAAGGATTTAGTATAGAAGGTTACTTTGCTGATAAATTACAAAGACCTAACGAACCTGTAAAAGATCAGATGTCTGAACAGGAGGAAATGGCTAACGAATTAGTTGATGAATTAAAGCATATACTAAAAGAAGAAAATTTAGAATCTTATTCTGATTATCCAAGTGGTGTAAAAAATAATGCTAAAAGAGGTATTGAATTAAACGAAAAGGTGAACAACAAGTGTGCAACACAAGTAGGAAAAGTAAGAGCGCAACAATTAGCACAAGGGAAACCAATAACAACTGAAACAATTAAAAGGATGTTTAGCTATTTAAGTAGGGCGCAAGAAGATTACGATGAAAGTGATAGTAAAGCGTGTGGTACTATATCTTATTTATTGTGGGGTGGTAAAGCTGGTTTACGTTGGGCAGGTGCTAAACTAAAAGAACTTGATTTAATAGAAGAAGAATTAAAAAAACCTTGTTATAGTGGTTATGAAATGATAGGGTTTAAAATGAAAAACGGTAAAAAAGTACCTAATTGCGTACCAATAAAATAATATGAGTAGAATACCAAGTCCACAATCAGGTCGTAGAGGTTGCTTATGTAAAGATGATACATATTCTATAGAATGTTGCGATGGTAGCTTCCAAGCACAAGGCGTAGGAAATGTAACAGCAACAATAGAAACACCAAGTGCAGGAGAATACGGTTACAGAGTACAAAAGTGTGGACATAGCCAAAAAAAGCACTTTTACGGTTCTACACAATTAGTAATAGGCAATGTATATTATATAAATGCTGATCACAATAACCACGATGGTTGTTATACCGTATTAAGCCAAGACCAAAACGCACACGGTCATCATTTTAGTGCTGTAACATTATATAACGATTGTGCAGCGTGTCAAGCAGCAAACTAAAAATGTAACAAACTATTTATTAATTTATTGTATTATATATGAAAGCAACAGATATGTTAAACAAAGTAAAAGAGGTTCTTGGGGTAGAGTTATCTGAAGAACCTAAAGAAGTAAAGTTGGCACAAGCCGAACTTGAAAACGGTGCAATTATTGAAAGCGAAAATTTTGAAGCTGGAAACGAAATATTTATTGTTACCGAAGATGAAAAAGTAGCAATGCCAGTAGGTGAATACAAACTTGTAGACGGTGAATCATTAATTGTAGAAGAAGAAGGTATTATTGCTTCAATCGGTGCAGTTGAATCTGAAGAAGAAGTAGAAGCTGAAAAAGAAGAAATGAACTACGCTACTAAAGAAGAACTTCAAGAAGTAAAAGAAATGGTTGAAGAAATTAAAGCTATCCTTTTACCTAAAAAAGAAGAAGAAATGGCTGAAGAACCTGTAGGTGAAAATTCTGTTAAATCAGAAGAAACAACTACAAAGACTGTTTACGCTGAAAAAGAAGAATTAAGCGAACCAGTACAAAAGGTTACTCATAACCCTGAAAAAGAAAACAAACCTAATTTAAATTTGTATTCACAAAAAAGAGGGAATACTACATTAGATAGAGTTTTAAATAAAATATCAAATTTTAAATAAATAAATAATGTCAACAACAATAACAACTTCAAATGATGTGTTGAGAGCAAGATCAGAGCAAGAAACTTTGACTACTACTCAAGATATTCCTGTAAACAAAGCAGGTACTGAATTTAACATAGCAACAGATGCTAAAGTAATGTCTTTACCAGCTATTACATCTGAAAATATTGGAATGGAATTTACATTTCGTAATACAGGTGCTGATGGTAATAACATTATTACACTTTCACCTGCTTCAACTGATGCAATTCACGGTACTGTAGGTTCAGTATCTTCTGGTGGTGTAGATGATAAAGATTGGATTAACACAAAAGCAACTGCAAATAAAGGCGATTGGTGTACACTTAAAGCTGTAGCACTTACTGACTGGTATTTAACTGGTGGTGATGGTGTATGGGCAAGTGAATCTTAATAAATAAACTTATAAATAAAATAAAATGGCAACAACTAATTCTATAACTACTACTTATGCTGGTGAATTTGCAGGGCAATACATTTCTGCTGCACTTTTAAGTGGTTCAACTTTGGACAATGGATTAATTACCATTAAGCCAAACATTAAATTTAAAGAAGTGATTAAAAAAGTAGCAAGTGATGACATCGTAAAAGATGCAACTTGTGATTTTGATCCTACTTCAACTTTAACACTTACAGAACGTATTTTACAACCTGATTTTCAGCAAGTAAATTTACAACTATGTAAAGCAGACTTTCACAATGATTGGGAAGCTGTACAAATGGGATATAGTGCTTTTGATAGCTTACCTCCTTCTTTTGCTGACTTTTTAATAGGTCACGTAGCTTCTAAAGTAGCACAACGTACAGAACAATCTATCTGGAATGGTGCTGCTGCAACAGCAGGACAATTTGGTGGTTTTACTGAATTACTTTTAGCTGATGCAGATGTTACTGATGTAGGTGGTGGAGCAGCAGTTGATTCTTCAAATGTAATATCAAAAATAGGACTTGTAGTTGATGCTATTGGTTCTTCGCTCTATACTTCAGAGGATATGTTTATTTATGTTTCACAAAACGTAGCAAGAGCATATGTAAGAGCATTAGGTGGATTTGCAAGTAATCTTGGTGCAGCAGGTACAGATGATAAAGGTACACAATGGTACAACGGTGGTGGACTTTCTTTTGATGGTATTAAAATTGCTGTAGCAAATGGATTATCTGACAACAAAATGGTAGCAGCAGAAAAATCTAACTTATTCTTTGGTACTGGTCTTTTAGCAGACCACAACGAAGTAAAAGTTATTGATATGGCTGATATAGACGGTTCACAAAACGTAAGAGTGGTAATGAGATTTACAGCAGGTGTACAGTATGGCATCGGTAGTGATATCGTACTTTATTCTTAATAGATAATTAACCAATAAATTAGGTGGGTAAGCCAGTAGTGCCTACTCACCTTTTTTTATTAAAAATATATAAATATGGCTTGTGATTTAACACTTGGTAGAAAAGAACCTTGCAAAGATGTTGTAGGGGGATTAAAAAATGTTTATTTCGTAGATTTTGGTGATTTAGGTACGGTAACTTTAAGTAATGATGAAATTACAAATATGACAGGAAGTTCTGGTAGTTTAACAGCATTTAAATACGAATTAAAAGGAAATAGTAGTTTTGAACAAACGATTACTTCTTCACGTGAAAATGGTACAACTTTTGTTGAGCAGACTTTAACATTAACTTTGAAAAAACTTACTAAAGAAGATAATAAAGAGTTAAAACTGTTAGCTTACGGTAGACCACACGTTGCTGTAGAAGATTATAATGGTAATGTGTTTATGATGGGATTAGAACACGGTGCAGAAGTAACAGGTGGAACAATTTCCACAGGTGCTGCAATGGGTGATTTATCAGGATATACATTAACGATGGCAGCAACAGAAATTGCTCCTGCTAACTTTATGGATTCTGATACAAAAGATATAGACTTCCCATTTAGTGTAACAGATTACGCAGGTTTAGATGGAACTGTAACAATTACTTTAGGAACAAATTCTTAATAGGGTTTTTATTTGGTAAATTAAGGGTGGCAATATGCTGCCCTTTTTTTGTTTTAATAATAACAAATTTCATACTTTTTTATTGTATATATATGATAGTATTACAAGAAAGTGGTTCAGCACAAAATATTGATTTTATACCAAGAGAATTTACTGCAAACGCATCTTACACGGTTAAGATAACAGACGAAACGCAAAACAAAGAAGTGTACAGTCAAGCAACAACAAGT